AAATTTGCTTTAGTCTAACGATATTTGTTACACCACGATAACTTTCAATAGCTTTAGAACCATTACCATACGGTGAAACATTTTGGATTGTTAGAGGTGGTTGCCCATTTTGCGTAACATAGTTATCTGTTCCGATAATCTGATATTGTCCAAATGTACTTAATGGTGCTAATGCCGATTCTGTACCAATGATTGTTCTAACTGAGCCTGCCCAATAATTTGTATGGTCGATAGCCGCATCCAAAACGGATGCTGTTAGAGCACCAGACGCATCTAGGAAGTTAGAGTTAGTTGCACCAGTAATTGTAAGCGCAGTAACGTTAGCTGTTGTCCAAATATTTGCTAGAGCATTCCATGTACGCATAAGAACTCTTTCTGCAAGAGCCTTCTGAACATCGGACTTTACAACTTCAGGAGTAAACTGAGGTCCACCATGCTCTAATTCCAAGGTGTTATATGATGCCTTCGCGCTAAGAATATCAAGGTTAATTGACATCGCCTTATCGCGGACAGTGATTTGCTCACCAAGAGTAATTTGGCCCGGTACGATTTGCTGTACATGGTACTTACCCTTGAATCTCTTTACTAAAATATCACCAAAAGACATTTCCTTCGTATCCATAAAGGTCGAAGCAAGGTCTAAGGTTAAATATACCGGGTCAATGTACTCGGTAATAACTTCAGCAAAGGCCGCTTTATCTTTTCTCGCTAACTCCGCAAGCGCTAGTCTATATTCAGGAGTTAGTCTATTATCATTCATTCTACTTATTTCGCCTCCTTTTTATAGACTTAGCTCAAAGCGGCTACGCCGCGAAGCTTGACAGTAATAGTATTCTGTCCAAATACATCTTTATTAACAACTGTTCCTACAACAGTATTTCCTGCTGCAAGACCAGAAGGTGTAAGTTTGCCCTCATTACCAGACGCATAATCTGTATAAACAGTAGAACCAACTGTGTAGTCGCTTGATACACCTGTGTAATTACCTGAGCCATAAGTAAATGTGCCTTGGTCGAAAACCAAAACCTTATTACCTGATGTTACAGGTAAGTCATATAGGGCAGGCGGTAAATCATACTGCTTAACTGCTGCTGGCCAAGGTGTGCTAAATACTGTGTCAGGGTCTAGTGCAAAATCTGTTTCCTGTAAGTCAAGAGAACCATCATTAAATGGATACAAAGTTGTACCATTTAATCCGGCACCATCGAAATAAGGACCCGGATTAAGCGGCTTAGCCCAATCTACGGGAAATACCGCTTTCTTAGCTTCTATTAATGTGCGAGGTAAAGTCATACGTCCATTTGTATCACGGAAGCATAGACGACCACGCGGAGTTTCCTGACTAGCTCTACTACCATCAATATCATCGTACTTATTTACGATGAATTTAGTTGTACTAACAGGATTTCCAGAATCAATTGCATTTGCCATTATTCACTCTTACCTCCTTTTATTGGGAATTTCTTGCAAGCTTTTTCATATCTTGCTTTAGGGTTTCAAAATCAGTGCCATCCACTTCAGCTAGTGCTAGCTTTGGTAGACCTTCTACTGTTCTATGTGAAGCTATAGCAGGCTTAGCAGTTGCTTTAGCAGCTTTCAAATCTTCCACATATTCATTAAATGCCTCTTCCGAAAGAGAAGCCCAAAATTCCTTTTTCTTAGCTAGCTTTTCAGCATCAGCCTCTAGAGTGAATCCGGCTTCAACAAGCTTATGAGTGCGAGACTCAATAAGCGTTGCCTTTTCCATAGCCTGTACCTTTTTATTCAATTCTTCGTAAGCAGCGTCTTTTTCTGTAATAACCGTACCAAGACGCGCTATCTCTGCATCCTTGGAAGCAGCATCAGCAGTAGCCTCAGCTAGCTTTCTTTCCAATTCTTCTTTCTCCACTTTATTACCTCCTTTATCTTTAGGTTCTTCCTTAATATTGGCCTGAAGTAAAATTTCTTTCGCTAGTTCTACTAAAGTATTATCCTCAGCAGAAGCTAGAGCCAAAAGATGTGTTCTAGAGCCATATGCAGGAACTTTCACAAATGTCGCAGCTTTAGTAACGATTTCTTTTAACCATTCAATACCATCACGTACAATGCTGGACTTATAGTTAAGTTCCCAAGAAATCCCCGGAGCTTTACCAGATGCGTAAGCATCCTTTAAGAAGTTAATTTCGTCTGGATATTCATCCGCATATAGAACAGCAGTAGCAATCAATTTATTTACATCATTTTCTTGAACTGTTTCCATAGCTTTTATATGTCCAATGGGAATTGAACCATAATGATTTCCTGCACCCGTTTCTGAAAAACTCATTTTAACAGGCATGTCGATAGCAGATTGTGCTATAGCTGGGAAATCAGTTACCTCTATACCTTGCCTATTTACATTTCCCTTATCGTCAGCAAATATAAATTTAGCAACAGTAAGAAGGGGATTACTAAAATTATCCGAAGAAACCTCCGTTAATTCTGCTATAGCAGATGTCCAAATAACGTTTCTCATTATTCACCACCTTTATTCAAAATCCTCTTTCGCCTCTAAAATACCGCGTTTAAAGGTTTCGATATCCTCACTCTCTTTTAGCAGATTTGCCCATTCGGGGTCATTTATGTTTACTATTTTTACCGGAGCTTGTAATTTTTTTATAAGAGCTTCAATCAACTTGCCTTGATGAATTACCAATTGCTCCAAGTCATTAACACGCTGTTCTAATGATGCTATCTTGTCATTATCTATCTCATGTATGTTCTCTAACTCTTGAATTTTGTTAGACTGTATCTCAACAAGGTCTTTAAGTGTTGATACAAGTTTTTCCACCTGATTGGGAATACCCAGCTTTTTTGCTCCATAAATTCCAGCAAGAACCACAATCAAATACGGTAAATACGGCTGTAATTGTGTAAGCTGGTTAGTGAAATCATCTAGCATTTAAATTCCCCCTTATGTTTGAAGTTTTTTTAACTTAATTTTTCCATACTCTTTAACAGCCTCTACCGCATCCTTAAGTATAATAAGATATGTGACATCATCTTTATCACTATAACGTTCAACTTCAGACACAAGGGTAATTGTCTTTTTCGTTTCTTTATATAATATGCCAACCGAAAGTGTTAACGTTATCTCCTTATCGGGATTTTTTACCATAGGGGACCTTTCGACATGAACGTGGTCCCTCCATAAAATTGAAACAATAGAATGTTCTACCATATTCGTAATACTCAAATACTATCAATATTTGGGCAATAATTATTCTTCTTTATCATTTAACATTTCTAAGGTAATTTTTAAACCTCTCTCATTAGCAATTTTGCTCATTAAATCTATAACATCCGCATCTTCCATTAACTCAATATCGTCAACAGATGCAGCCTTTACCCTAGAAACGGGCTTCTGTCCTTTTGGTTTTACACCAGTATTTCTTTTATTAATAGGAACATTTTGACTACCAATCGGTCTACCGTTGCCACCGGGGGTCATACCGGGTGGCAATGGGCTATATGGCATTGGTGGGAAAGCTGGTAAGCCTTCCATCAAGTCTTTCTCATCATTCATTAGCTCAACTTCAGTCTCAAAATCAGTTCCAATAGATTCGGCTCTCGTAGTACGAGAAAGATTTCCTTCGGCAAACGCTTGTTGGAAAACAGCAGCAGTCTTGATATAATCTTGAAGGCGTATAGGCTTGAAAGCAGGAACAGGCGTATTTCTAAATCCATTATTTTCAGAAGCTTGCTCATAAATGGTAACCACCCATTCTCTAAGCATTGAACGAAGTTGTTCCATTTGAGGCTGAACAGCATATGTGGAAACTTCGGCAGCTTCCGACGCTCTTGCTTCCCCCGTAATTAAAATTCTTGTAAAGCCTAAAGCTTCCTGTAACTCTTCATTTGTTTGTCGATACTTATCCTGATTCAACATAGCACTAACATCAGGAGTTATCCATTCAAGCTGTGTCGTGTGATTAGAAAACAAAACAAACAGCCGCTCCAATAATCTAGGATTATTAGAACGAGCAAGAATTTGAGCTTTTAAGTCATCTAAATTTTCTCTTGTTTCTTCAGTTAATGGGAAATCTCTATCTCCTTCACGAACAAGTAAAATAGCGTTGATAACTCTAGAAGCTACGGCAAAATCCATTCTTCGAAGTTGCTGCTTAAATACTATGGCTTCCAAAGCATTTTCTAAAAATGGTGTAGGATATTGGGTATATGTAAACTCTTTACGTAAGATAGGGTCAGCATCAATCAATTGTATGCGGTCGCTACCACTAACTATACTAGTAACTAACATTGGATAAGTATTTTTCCACATTTCATATTTTAATTGCTGAGCTTTTATCTTACTTCCCCCCGCTCGTATTAATCGAACATCAGAGGAAGGTATTTTAAGAAAGTATGTCTTTTTTCCCCATCCTGCCCACTCAACTTCAACTAACATAGGCGGATATAAGTCAAACACGGGGACCTTATACATCTTTCCTGCTTTTAATCTTGGACTCAATTCTGAACCAATAATCTCTTCCCAATCTACTCGCGGAATAATCAATCCTGAAAGAAAATATTCCAAAGCAGCAGTATTTAAAAATCGCATTAAATATGAAGGCTTTCTATGAAGAACGGCCTCAAAATAGTCATTAGCCTCATCGGTTGTTTTTCGCTGTCCGTTGCGAATATCGGTTATAGAAAATTCGGCCAACCTATTAATAACAGTAGTAACGACTCCTCCTCTTTGGTAGAAGTCATAACACATTCGCACAACTTTATGGTATTCCTTGGGAACTATCAATTTCTCAGCGATAAGTCCCGTAGATTGAAGATACGAATCGGCACTACTATTAGGAAAATAAAAAGTACCCTCCCCAAACGTAGGTTGGGCAGATAAAGCAGTTGCTTTCGCTAATCTAAATTTTGCAACAACGGGTTCTATTTTTGTTAATACTTCTTCCATTTATGCTCCTACTAATTTACCTGAAAAGGTGTCTAACCATTTTGCAGACAATAATCTAGGTGTTGGTGTAATCTTTTCAAATATAATCGGAGAACCATACTTATGTTCATATGCCATTATTGCGCACATCATTGCAGCAAATTGATGGTCATCATCTGTACGATATATAGGTTCACCTGAATTCGTTCTGGTAAACTTTGTTCGCTCTAACTCAGACATGAGGTTATCATCCTCGATAGAAAATGAAAATCTATGTTCATGTACCCATCGAGAAACAGTTTCCACTGCAACACGTTTTACATTATCTTTCTTTTCAATAATTTCCCCATCACTATCTTGAGCAGCCACTAACATGAATCCTCCGAATTCGACGGGATACAAACGCTCCATAAAATTGTGTGGTTTGTATTCGCTTAATTCTCCTGCCAAATCTTGATACTGGACCTTTCCCGGCCCGCCCATATCTATACCTAAGAAATTAAAACTGTATATCTTGTCTAAATATGCTAAAACTTCTCTCTGAATTGCATATTCTACTCTTTGTAAAACATATCTTGCTAAGTTTTTCCATTTCCCTGTACGTACATCTTCGTACATGACAAAAAACACGGCAGGGTCAGGGGAATACCCAACATCATATCCTAAACCTATTTTGGGCATTTGCCCCAATTCAATAGGGACAGGAGGACACATAACTACCTCGTTAATATGATAACGTATAGTACCATCAATATCCGGGCGCTTAGTGCTATCAAACATATGTTGAGTCAATATTAAACGCTGAACATCATAATCTTCCTTCAAGAATCTTATACGGTCAAACACGGAAAATGTGGGAACACCATGTTGCCCAAGAACATAATGTTTATAATCCTCGCTATCCTCTTGAATAGCATGATATTGTTTGCGTTTTTCAAACTCCATCTCGGGAGTCCACCAACTCATAACAGTTTGTGGAGTATTAAATGTAGTATACTTATCGGCTAATTGGTCTGTTTCATAAAGAACATTTTCTCTGCGCTCACCATTTGGAACACCAGATACAAGCATCTGATAACCGACTATTTCGTCTTTTAAGCAGTTTTGTAAAGATAACCACGTTCTCCAAGGAATAGCTTGTGCCTCATCTACCCATATTCGATAAGTATGAAGGCCAATAACGTTTGATTCAGAGCCAGCGGCACCAGCTATGCGCATAAGAAACTGGAATCCGTTTACAAAATCTATTTTTCCCTCAGTTACATTTATAGAATTTGTATTAACAAATTGTTTTATTAACCAATGGCTTAAACAAGCTGCTCTAATTCTAAAGAATGTCGGGTCCTTTTGAGCTTTATTAGGAACAAGAACAAATAAACCTTGGTCACCTTGGATAAACATCCCATTTATCATCCAATAATAAAGCATTTCTATCATCGAAGTTGTTTTATGTACGCCACGTCCACAACACAGAGAAACAAAATGCGATGTACAGGCTGTCCAAGCTCTTTCATGCTCTTCTAGACCATTCCAGTTCTCATCACCTTCGTTGATAAACTCACGAAAAAGAACGGGATTTTCAAGGATTTGAACGAATTCCCATTCGCCTTCTTCCCATACTTCTTCTTTCATTTAGTCACCTACTTAGCAAAGATAACAGCTTCATGACAGTGCCAGCATTCAATCTCTGCTGAAAGGCTCTTTGTAAGCTGGGGAAAATTTAGCCAAAAGCGAGCATATTCTATTTCGCATTTATTACAGCGCACACTAATTGTCTTTTTATCAAAAAATTCTTTTGCACGCTTTTTTAAACCTCCTATATATTGAGGAATATCATCGATTTGTTTTTCTTTACGTATTTTTCTTGTTATTCCTAAGCGGTCCTGCAATTCGGTAACAGAAGTAACAACAGTTCGTTGAAAATCTCCTAAATTTTTAAGAAGCCTAGAACTGTCCATATCGTATTCTTTTTGAGCTTGTAGCTCAATGATTTGCTTATCAATATTTTCAAGCTGAATCATATGTCTTACTAATTGACTTAATGATTCAATATCGTTAGAATTATTCATATCCAAACCATACTCATTTTTAAGTGATTCGAACTTTTCGACAAATCTGGCGTTGTACGCCCTATCTTCAGTCGGCTCTCGTATAATCTTTGGAGGGCGGGACTTCAGGTACTCAATAATCTGCTCATCTGTTTTATCCTTAAACATGCGGAGATTTTTGAGCTTTTTAATCTTTCCCTCAGTATATTCATCCATAAAATTCTCCAAGTAAAAAATAAAAGCCCCTTACGGAGCTACAGTAAATCGAGTCGTTGCCCAAACATCAAATACTAGCTGGCCATTTTCTATGTTAGCATTAAACAAAATAGCCGAGCAACTAGCCCCACCACTCAACCATTTTCTTCCATCCCTTGGCCAATAACTATTTAAAGGTCTAGGATAGGTGTAACCTTCCCATCCACCAGTTACTTTCCAACGGTCCTCGGTCCATGTCTGAGCTAAATAATCCCAAGTACCTGTTTCATACGGGAAACAGTTGATTTGAATTATCGGAGCTTCTTCAAATTGTGGCGCCCTCTTATGTTTTGCAGCTTCTTGTGGAAATCGTACGTTAAAAGAAACTGTATCACCATAATTAAGTGTGGCAGGGTCCTCTCTAAGTATAACGTACGAATCAAAATCATACGGGTCTGCCGGTGCTGCTGCTACTGGGCTAATTACCAGCAGTGCTACTATTATTCCAAGTAATAGTTTGCGCAATCATTTCATCTCCTTGAAGTTTGGTTGCGGGAGAGAGAATCGAACTCTCACGGTCCAGCTTATGAAACTGGCTGGGATACCAATCCTTCCCGCAATGGACCCCCTGACAGGATTCGAACCCGCAACCTCATGGTCCGTGGCCATGCGCTCTATTCCGTTGGGCTACAGAGGGTAGTCGTATTCAATTAATTCTTTTTCTAAGTCAAATTTACTTCTTTTATGTTGTGCCTCACAAAAACCACAATAACACAAATAACCTAATTTAACATGATTTTTATCTAATCCATAATCAGGTTCTTGTTTTCGTCCTTTACGAAAGGCCATACTCCGATTGCGCCAATCTCTTTCTCTACGTATGCGCCAGCGAAGTTTTTGGAATCTTGTCATTTCTCTAGAGTGCCGTAACAATGTACCCCTCCTTAAGACTGTGCAAAATTGACACCTACTGTCAAATTCACGGTGTCTTAGAATGGTCGGCTCGATGCGACTTGAACGCATGACCTCTTGTTTATCAGACAAACGCTCTATACCACTGAGCTACGAGCCGATGGCTGCCCCGGAACGAGTCGAACGTCCATTAACGGATTCAGAGTCCGGTTTCCTACCAATTAGACGACAGGGCATTTGGGGTGATATGAGGAATTTGAATCCTCCCTGACAGCTTCACAGGCTGTAGTGCTTACCACTACACCAATATCACCACGATTATTTATTAATTTTTCTAAGTGTGAGAGCTAACCTTGCTCGCTTTCCTGTTGTACCAGTCTTTTTAGATAAACGTCGTAACGTAGATACAGGAATATTTTTCCCCTCTTTAGTGTGGGTTTGCCGTCTTAATGCACCCGGTTTGTCAATTGCTTTTTGAATCCATTTTGCGGCTTCACTATCTTTTTCCATATAATCATTTCCTTTAAAATTGGCGAGAGCGGAGAGATTCGAACTCTCATTTACCTGTTTTGGAGACAAGGGGTTTTCCAATTAACCTACACTCTCGTAATTAATCTAAATAAGAACCTCCAACACTGTAAGTAACATCATCGCTATTTGCGTGTATGGCTGTTACTCGCCAAATTCTTGGGAGATGGTCATTCGCAACAAGATTGGTTGCGGCTATTAATCCGGGGTAAACCTTTACAACAACTGTACCATTAGCCACTAAATTAGCTGATGAAAGAATAGTATAATAACTATCCGAAGTTTCATCCTTTCCTTCAATACCGAATGTTACACCACCACTCACAGTTACTCCACTTGCAGTTATATTTAAAGCCAGATGAAGTCCCGCATAATACGGATTATCTAAATCCCTGCTAGCATGTGTTGTTGACCAAGTATTTGATGGGAATACTGTTAATGAATCGTTCAATCATATTCATCTCCTTATAAAAAATTTGGTGGGCCGGAAGGGATTCGAACCCCCAAGTTTACCACGCGGGAACTGGTCTACAGCCAGCCGAACGCACCGTACATGTTCACCCGGCCCGTGAAAAGTATTCGCCTGCACTTACAAGTCCTTCTGGAGTACCACAATCAGTCCAAAAACCTTTGTATTCCTCATGAATAATATTCGGCAAAAGCATACTTAATGTATCTACGATTTCTAATTCCCCACGAATACTTGGTACTTGGACTTGAATAGCATCAAATGCTTTTTTGGGGAGTCCATAGAATCCAGTGACAATTAAATCATGCTTAGGAAATGTAGACTTTTCTATAAAACCTGTAATACTTCCATATCGATTAAATATAGGTTGCCCATATTCAGAAGGATTTTTAACGGATGTTGTAACAATAAGAGCTTCATCGGAATCTAACGTCCACCCGTCAACAAATTCAAGTAATGCTCCTCTATCTGCGAAGATGTTGTCCCCAAGAAGAACGAGAAAATAATCGCCAAGAATCTCATTTTTTGCAAGCGCGATGGCTTGGCTGATACCTCCTGCTGTATGTTGATATTTATATGTAATATTTAATCCAAATTCGTCACCATCTCGTACAAGATTTACGATATCTCCTACGGAATTTCCTCCAAGGATAATAGTAATATTTTTTACCCCTACATCTCGTAACGTTTCAAGTCCGTAGAAAATCATCGGTTTATCGTATACGGGTAACAGATGTTTATTTGTAACTCTAGTAATCGGTCCTAATCTTGTAGCTAATCCACCAGCAAGTAGTATTGCATCATCAATCATATCGATATTTCTTTCTTATTTGTTGCGCCATTCCTGCACTCACCAAATTTTGATAAGCTTTACCGTATTCTCTTTCAACATAAGGACCAATTTCACTAAGTTTCTTTGTTGCGGCGTTATAGGCACTGATTAAAGCTTTTTGCTTATTTTCATCAATCATAATTTTCTCTTTTTTAGTACGTATTATGGTGAGTCCGGGTGGATTCGAACCACCGACCTTTCGATTAAGAGTCGCCTGCTCTAACCACTGAGCTACGGACCCGAAAGAAATTTAATTTTATTTATATACTCATCATATTTTTCCCAAACTACGTTTACTATACCACCAATTCCAGTAAGAGTTTCCCATTCAATAATAGGGTTAGAAACTAAAGGTATCACTTCACCCGTTTCGGGATTATACTTTCCTACTTTAACATAACGTATATCTGTTTGGTCTGTTATAACTTCTTCTAATTCCCCAAACTGTTCTGCCGCATTATCAAAGATTAATCCATCTTTTTCAACCCAAAAATGAGTAAAAGAAGGATATAATCTAGAATCTTCTTTTTGCCAACCTTTATCCCAAATTTTTCTAGGTGTAATTGGAGAATACATCCCATAACATATCTCTGAATCAGGTATATTACCTGATACTGTTATCGCTATTTCTTTACAATTAGCGAAACTCACTTACCTTTTCCTTTTGAGCAGCAATTTCGGATAGCAAATCGTACTCCATACACAAGGTACTATCCGAACTTATACACGAATTGGTGCCACTTGAGAGAATCGCACTCCCGGCGCGGAGTCCTTCAAGCTCCCGCTCTACTACTGAGCTAAAGTGGCATGGCCCCACCAAGGGGAGTCGAACCCCTGTCCCTCGATAGACAGTCGAATATAATATCCGTTATACGATGGCGGGTCATAATCATAACCTATTTATGAGATGCTTTTCGGGCAAGTTCTGCTAAATATGATTCTATTGGTATCTCATATGGTTCATCATCTACACTATCCTGTATTTGAAGATTCGTTTTCTCGCGCGATTTCTTGCTGATATGCCTCATCATATTTTTTATTACATTCTTCACAATAGTCATCTTGGTCCTCATGCTCAAACTCTTCGCACCAACAAAAACCGTGTTCACATACTGATTTTTCAGCAGTGACCCCAGTAAAGGGATTTCCATCCTTATCATAATACCAATCATAATAACCATGACCTAGAAATGCGTATTTCTTAGGATTGTTTTCATAGCGCCAACTTTCTGGATGACGCTTACTACGTTCTTTTAATTCTTTTACGCCCTTTATTATTGCTTCACGTTTTATAGTTGCTTCAACATATACACAATCGCTTGCAAGATACCTATCTGCAAGTATCCAACCATCAGTATATTCTTCATATTCATATTTTGGTGTACAAACAAACCAATGCATTAAGTCTCCTATGTGGAGCAGCAGCGGAGAATTGAACTCCGATTTTCGAATTGGCAATCCAACGTAATACCTTTATACGACTACTGCTTGGAGCCGCGTAGGAGATTCGAACTCCTGACGTTCACGTTGGAAGCGTGACATGCAAACCACTACATCAACGCGGCCTACTATTTGGTGCCGGACCTTTTTCATTCTGGCCCAATCCCCATGAAATATCATCTGTTTCTTCATACACATTTTCAGCGATATCCAAACCATTTTCATGCGCAAAGATTGCCCATTCAATCGGGCGTCTGTCCTCTTTGCTAATATTGCATGTTAAACAGCAAGGTGTTTTTAAAAATCCTCCCAAACTTTTTGGATATACGTGGTCCCTTGTGAGATTCTTATAATGAACCCACTTTCCACAGTAGGAGCAGAGAACATGCCTATCCTGTCTAACAAATACGAAATTAAATGTTAAAGGATAGTGTCCGCTGCCTCTAGCAGTCTTATACCATTCTAAGTTCGGAGGAATTTTTTCCCGCCTACCCACATGTACGAGGTAGCGGTTATCCTCCATATATTCATCTTTCTCCTATTTAAATTATGGTAGGGGTGACAGGATTCGAACCCGCGACCGCTCGCTCCCAAAGCGAACGCTCTACCAAACTGAGCTACACCCCTATAATACTAACAATATCCGAAATGACTAATCTCTCCTTTAAGATATGTCCATTCGTCATCGATATACTCACATTTATGTCCTTTGGCATCTATGGGCCAGCCAAAATGACGTAAATTAATGAACATACCATTTTCAAGAAATTCTAATCTACATCCACAATCAGGACAAGTTGGCCACACTCTTTGTCCATTTCTTACTTCATATACTTCCATTATTTCTTACCACAAGTACAATTATCACAATCACACATTTTATCACTTCCCTTAATAACAAGTTCTATATATAGGTTTGGCACCCCCGGCAGGACTCGAACCCGCAACCTACACGGTAGAAACGTGACGCTCTAATCCATTGAGCTACGGGGGCGCGAATATTAAAAGGACACTTCTTCTTTACCATTTTCTTTCTGTGTTGTTTTGATAAATCCTACAGTTTTCCAATAGCAATCGTGACACATATCCCACACTCTAACAGCGTGAAAATAACCTTCATTCTTATCTAAAGTATATGTACTTAGCTGAAACATTTCTTCTGGTAATTTGGCCTTTCCCTCACTAGTAGGTTGTTGTGAAGCAAGCTTACCACAGATATCACATTCCCAAGCAACTGACATTTATATCTCCTTTTTTGGTGGGATTAAAGAGATTCGAACTCTTACCGTACAGGGCCTAAACCTGTTGCCTCTACCAATTGGACCATAATCCCATTAATCGCCTCTTCCAAAAAGTCCTAGAAAAGCTAGGCCAATTCCAACAACGGCCCAAATAGCTAGTAGGGGAAGCCGTAAACTTGCGTCCTCTAAAGCCCCGGACTCTATAATATAGATTACTAATGCCGCACTTACAGCATAAGAACCCCCTGTCAATAATGATGCTGCTCTCAAACTATATTTCACCTACCCATTGTCCTACTGTTCCTTTATATTTTTTAAGATATTTACTTACAAGAACAAGATTCCTGCGCCCAAACTGTTCTTCCCAATAATTATCGGGATTATTGTCAGCAAATTTATCATCAAGAACAGGAATCTCTCGCCACTCATACTTAACATAATTTTGAACAAATTTGAATTCTTGGTAAATAGCCTCTTCTTTAGAGGTTACTTTTGGCAGCGGTCGCATTCTTTGTAAAACTTCCCGACGATACTTTCCCATATAATGACTGAAATGTCTATCAAATGCTACGGATTGACCGGGAAATCGTTCAAACGCATCATCGATAAAACTAGTATCAAACACTTCTACGGAATCTTGTAACAAAAAGAATTCGTCTACGCCATACATTAACATAGATTCTATTGCACCAAGTTCCCAATAATTACCTTCTAGGGTAACTAGCTTAAAATTTTTTTCTAGCCAATCGAGGTATTCAAAAGATTCTTTTGGAGCATCATTCATGACTATCCAAAATGGAAATCGCCTATAGCTACCAAATGAATCTAGTAAGTTAGTAAGTTGTTCTCCTCTTCTGGCACTTGTACAAATAACTATAGCTCTATTCATCTTCTGTTGGTAAATCTCTACCAATCCAAAAATATTCTATATCATTAGGGTCTAAATCTCTATCAGAAAAATGAATATTCTCATGAGAGAACAATGTTACCCATTTTTGGAATTCAAGCTTAAGTTTTCTATGGTCCTCGCCTTTAAAATATGCCTCACTTACACGGTGGTATTCCCGAACATTAATACTAGAGGTTTTTAATTCCTCTGTAGCACGTTCTTGTTCTTGTTTCCAATAAGCTTCTCTCTCGGCATGATAATTTACTAGTCTCGAAGCTGCTTTTTCTAATTCCTTTGACGAATACCTAAAACACCATGTTTTGCGTTGTCCAACAATATCATCGCTCATTCTACCGATTCCTTACTTTAGATTTGTTTGCTTCTTTTCGGCGTTTCTTCAACGTATCAAAATCTAGTTGCTTTTTGTATCTTTCGGCGTAACTCATTAACTTAACAACTTCTGCTGAAACGGGGACTACAGACTCTCCGCGTTTTATAGCTTCATCTATTTCTTCGTTCATATAAATTTTTCCAGTTTCCGTATTCATTCCCATTCCTTCTCCCTACCAAACAGCATGTAACAACCTAATGCTACAAAATAACAATGCCAACTAAGTCTACACATATTACAACGACAAGTACATTTCATTCTTCTTTTCCTTTAAAATACCAACCAGCACTAGCCATTTTTGTCAACTGTTTCTTTGCTATTCTTATGTAAAAGTACTTAATCTCACATTCAATCCATGTGTGTTTGCGCGAAATCCATTCACCATCTTCTTCATGAATTGGATGTGTACATCCTGAATGTAGAATAATTTGTGCGTAATTAGCTGCTAACTCTCTTTTCAGCATGTTCGCATCGCAACTCTTCTGTCCATTTTAGACCATCTTCATTACGAAACAAAGATTCAACCTCTTTATGATAACATTCATGATGCATTAGAGAGCTACATTCAGGGTCATAATCTGTTGTAACATACTGCCACGGCCAAAACAACTTATTACAACGAGAACCTTTTTCCTCATAAAAATAAGCTGAACATCGTCGTAACTTTATTAGAATGGGCCAATATTTTTTCATTTGGTGCTCCTGAAAGGATTCGAACCTTCACTTTACAGGTTTTGAAGCTGTTTCCTCTGCCGATTGGGATACAGGAGCATCTATTCGAATAACCCAACCCTTAGACCACAAGCCTCCTTGTACTCTACTGGCATAATTGAGCCATTCCTTCGGTGTAAGTAAAAAGCCGTAAGGTCGCTCAACTTCCATTATGTCAGCAAGTATGGTATGAATGGCATTACTCATAATTACTCCTAAAATTTGGTAGCCCCGGTCAGACTCGAACTGACACTTTACAGATTTTAAGTCTGCTCCCTCTGCCGATTGGGGTACGGAGCCATATAAAAGGATTTGGCTACCGAATACTCTTTATCTTTGGATTGCAATCCTCGGAGAACCTTGCGCTTGGCTTTCAGCACTAGTAGCCTGCCATTACTCCAAACCCTATAACCATTCTATCATAATCGTCTAACCAATGTCAAGCCTGATTTTTAATAAAGTCGGTCGATAACCTCAAAGCCTGATGTGTCAGCTATTTCTCTGCCCGACGAATCTTTACCCCAGCCCTCATATTCGTACCAACCAATCGTATCTGGTTTATAAAGATATGTGTATACACCAGAAATAGTAGTGATATTCATTTCTGCGCCCGAAACTGTAGTGATATCTCCATCAGGAGCTTTTATACTCAATCTAACCTCTGTAGGTGTAAAAGGAAAGCCGGAGGTATTTTCAAACGTTAACTTTAATTCTGGTTTACCCCCAAGAACATAGACAGAGGGATTAAAAGTAGCATCAGTATGTGTCAATTTATATACCTCCTAATATTCTACATCTGTTAAGAGTAGATTAGCCTCTCGGTCAGATAATGTAAGTCGGATACCTAAACTATCACTCAATGCTAATCTTAAGGATTCTGTTGCTTGTGTTAATGTGTTGAGTTCGCTGTCTGATAACGTTAGAATTATAGAAGGATTATCAGCTAAGATGAGCCTCTTTATTATAATGTCATTTACTTGTAATATTTGGGCCTGTGTCTGCGCCCAACCAAATTTAACGGAGATTATATATGCTTGAGATTGCGCATAAACAAAGCAAATGGTAATGATATATGCTTGAGATTGCGCAAATTGTATTAAAGTCGCCTTAATAGCGGATTGTGCTTGAGCAACTACATTCTCTGTTGTTCTAATTATTGCTTGAGACTGCGCGTAAGCATAGTACGTTTGCTTAATTTGCGCTTGTGCTTGGGACTCACCATATTCTGTTCTCTTTAAATATCCTTGCGCTTGGGCGTGGATATAATAAGTACTCTCAATATTAGCTTGTGACTGAGCATGAGCATAGTAAATTACTTTAACAGCCGATTGCGCTTGAGCGTGTACGTAGTAAATTGTTTGAACATTGGATTGTGCCTGAGCAAAAACAGTTACATCAAATGTTATTAATCTAGCTTGTGCTTGGGCAAATGCCCACACCATGCCAGATATTAATGCCTGTGTCTGAGCGTGAACATTTACTCCAAACGTATTTATCTGAGCTTGTGCTTGTGCAAATCCGTATTCCTGAGTTAAGACATTGGACTGTGCTTGGGCGAATACAGGATATGTTTGCTTAATATTAGCCTGAGATTGACCTAATCCAAAGTAAGTTTGTTGAATATTTGCTTGAGCTTGACCGAACGCCCAACCAACAATCGTTGCTTGAGCTTGAGCTAACCCATAATAAACTTGTTTGATATTTGCTTGAGATTGAGCAAAGCCGTACCCCAAAAGATAAGCTTGAACTTGGGCAAATACAAAGTATGTTTGTTTTATGTCTGCTTGTGCTTGTGCTGATACAAAAGTTTCAGCAATTGCAATTTTAGCTTGTGCTTGTGCCCATACGTAGCTAACAGTTTTAATAGCGGCTTGCGCTTGTGCAACTCTCTTATATACTTTAGTCGGACCTAATGGAGCTTCAAATTCTGTCCAAGTAACGTAAAGACGAGTATTTGTTCCTCCGCCTGTTGTATCAAAAGTAAATCGTAATGCTAATGCAGAATAATCTGTAATTGCTGCTATCTCAGATGAAGTTAACGCAAACTCATAATTTGTGGGAGTAATCGTTGGAACAATAATCCATGAACCTACAGATACTCCCGCATCATATAAAGTAACGGTAATTGTAGAAGATTTAGTTCCGGCTTTCCAAGCTCTAACCCGAACAAAATGATGAATTGGATATAATGGAGTGTAAAGTTCCGTTAATTGAGCTTCATAAATAATTCCAGAAGGATTATAATCTGTTGTAATGTAATCATTATCAGTTGGAGCAATTTCATCGATAAATTGATAAATATTTAATGTTATACCTATAGCAGCTTGAGTTTGCGCGGATGCAAATACTGCCACAGATGAAATTGTAGCTTGAGCTTGAGCGAAAGCGTTTATATCAAACGCTATTAATCTAGCCTGTGTTTGTGCAAATACCTGAACGATTACAACAATCGACGCATTAGCTTGAGCGTGGGCATTTAAATCAAGAGCATTAATTCTTGCTTGAGCTTGGGCCAACTCATAATATGTTGTTTGTATATCGGCTTGGGATTGAGCAAATTCATAATAAGTTTGTTTAATAATTGTTTGAGTTTGCGCTAAGCTATAATAAACTTGTTGTATATCGGCCTGAGCTTGTGCAAATGTAAACGTCGTAGCCTTGATATTCGCTTGGGATTGAGCAAATCCCACATCAACCGCTTTAATATCAGCTTGAGATTGAGCAAATCCCCACCCGATAAGAGTAGCTTGAGCCTGTGCTAAACCATAGTAAGTCTGCTTGATATTACTTTGAGCTTGAGAAGCAGCGAAATAAATTTGCTTGATATCTGCTTGAGTTTGAGCTAATCCATTACCAACAACTTTAATGCTGCCTTGTGCTTGAGCTAAGCCATTACCAATAGAAATAATCTTAGCTTGTGCTTGCGCCAGAACATAATAGGTTGCAAGAATATCAGCTTGAGATTGTGCATTAGCATAATACGTTGTCTTAATGTCAGCTTGAGCTTGTGCTGAAGCATATTGTTGCTTTTGTCTAATAGCAACAACAAGTGTTATTCCATCATTCGAGGCTTGTGACCATACAAATGAGAAATCTGTTGTTTTGATGGAATCTCCATGTGTGAACGCACCAGTATCAGTACCAAAGTCAAGTGTTCTATCATTGACTGTTAATCCTGCCCCTGCTGTGGAGCCGGGATTATTTTCACCTGAGTATAATCCACCAGCAACAAAAGAATCATGGCTAATAGTTAATGTTGCCCCCGGTGCAGTAGTAGCGGTACTTGAGCTTGTAGAAGTATCTTCAATTATTGTATCGCCATCAGCAAATACAGAGTAAGCTTGAGCGCCCCAGCTAGACGCGCCAGCATCAACAGCAATGGTTTGGGTTCCTGCTGGAAGGCCAGAACCTAAGAAAAATCCATGGACTGACCCAGCCTCACCACCAGCAAGTAGTACTGGTGATAGAGCGATTTCATTCATCGCTACGCTGTTATAAGTAACACTAACTACTTCATCAGTACCAGCCGTGCTAGAGACAAGAACTAATACACCTTGCGGTGTTGCACCATCAGTAGGGGCATGTGGCCAGTTACGGTCAGTTGTACCTTGGGTAATACCACTCGTCGTGTCAAAAGTTATACCCATTTATACCACCACCCCAACCAGTCCAGTATTAATATTATCTGCCACTGGACGTGCTTGTTGTGATAAATATATATTAGCTTGTGCCTGCGCCCAAACATAGCTTATTGTTAAAATATCAGCTTGTGTCTGCGCAAATCCTGCATGTATTGTTGAAATAGAGGCTTGTGCTTGCGCAAATACATATGATGTAACTAGTATATCTGCTTGCGCCTGAGCAAAGTTTGTAACACCATACACATTAAGTTTCGCTTGCGTCTGCGCAAATCCATAAGATACTATTAAGAGATTAGCTTGCGCTTGAGCAAAACCCCAATAAACTTGTAGAATATTAGCCTGAGCTTGTCCTAATCCGTAATATTCCGCCTTAATATTAGCTTGAGCTTGTCCTGAACCGTATGAAGTTGCCAAAATATCGGCTTGAGATTGACCTAGACCATAGTATACTTGTATAATATTAGCTTGAGTTTGCGCTGAGCCATAGTAAGCCTGTTTGATATTTACCTGTGCCTGAGCAAATTCATAATAGGTTTGCTTAATGTCGCTTTGGGTCTGTGCTACAGCATAATACGTTGTTTTGATATTAACTTGAGCTTGAGCATGTCCATAATTAACAGTTTGGATGTTAGCTTGAGCTTGGGCTAAAACATAATACGTTTGTTCTATACTAGCTTGTACTTGGCCATGTTCGTAGTATATCTGCTTAATATCGGCCTGTGTCTGTGCCCACGCCCATCCAACAATACATGCCTGCGCTTGCGCCAACCCAAACGAAGTTTTAGCAATGCTTGCTTGCGACTGTGCGTGAACATAATAAACTTGCAAAATATCAGCTTGTGCCTGTGCCAAACTATATGAAGTTGCATTGATATCTGATTGTGCTTGGCCAAATCCGGTTCCTATGGCTTTAATGTCAGAATTTGCCTGCGCCAAACCATAATACGTTTGCTGTATATCAGCTTGTGTTTGTGCCCATCCAAACGAAATTGATTTTATAACGGCTTGTGCTTGAGCAAATTCATATAAAGTTGTTTTTATATCTACGTTTGCTTGTGCTAAACCGTAATATATTTGTTTGATATTTGCCTGCGTTTGAGCGTGCCCAAAAAATGTTTGAGCAACACTAGATTGTGCTTGTGCAAAAACGTAATATGTTTGTTGGATATTTGCTTGCGCTTGACCGTTGCCATAATATGTAGTTTTAATATCAGCTTGTGCTTGTGAATTAGCATAATAAGTAGCTTTTATGTTTGCTTGTGCTTGTGCATATGCTCTAAGTGTAGCTCCACCAGCAGCAGCAGGACGAACGGCAATGGTGAGAGCGGCCCAATCATCGGAGGCCGAGATGGTGAAGTTGCCCGCGTCAAGTGAGGCTTGTGCAAGTTCGTCAGAACAAAGTGCCAGCGTTGCGCCCGTCGCACCACCCGAAACATC